TTCTTATTACAGATGGATTCCGTTTCTGTGAATTTCAAGTAGAAACTAATGATGATAAATTTCCAGAGTTTGAATTTATCGAAGTCCCGGGCGGTGATGGTAAAAAAGACAGTTTAGACATGTATTGTCTAACCGGTTCAAACATTGAACAGTCAGAACTTGTTGAGATGTTCGATGGTGGATGTTGGGGAGACATTGAAATCGAAGGTCTTGATGAAGACGAGGAAGAAGAAGTACGAGAATTCATTGATGAGAACGGTGCGATTGCTCTTGAAGACGATGGTAATTGGTACTTAGAAGATACTGAAGTTTATGTATGGGGACCAATCGAAGTCACTGATGAAGATGGTAATACACGCATCATAATTGCAGATGAAGATGGCAATGTAGTTGACTTTGTAGAGGAATAATGATGAGATGGTTTAATAAATGGTTCGCCAAAAAATGCAAAGAAGCGTGGGAGAACAGCCAAGATTCTATGACAGACAGTATCCCAGTGCCAAAAAATCAAGTAGTTAGTGCTACAGGTAGCAGTATTGATACCAATGGTATGAACTTTACTGTATATCGTGCTAGCGGCGGTTATGTGATAGAGCATAGAATGTACGATAGAAAAACTGACAGACACAATGGCGGATTACATATCATCACTGACGATAAGGATCTAGGCGAAGAGATTGGTAAAATTATCACATTCGAGAGCCTACGTTCATGAAGTGGGGTATCAAGGTTCCGTTCATACTCGACCACGACTACATGTGGGTAACTAGGGGAGATAGTAAATTTCAAATAGAACCTTTGCTGTTTGAAAATAAAAAGGAAGCGGAAGAATACGCCTTGAATACATGGGGAACAATTGCTATAGTAGCAGAATATGAGCAAGACCAAGACTCCAACTGACGAAAAGTTTGAAAAGATAGACTTTGACTTGTTTGAAGCCCTTGTGGCTTTAGACAAGAAAGACTATGGCTATTATGATCGTTTGACCGAAGAACAACAAAAGAAGTTTGTCCCATTCATGATGATCAAGTATCTGAGTGCATTGAAGGGAAGAACAGACTTACAACAGTTTCATGTGTTAAGCACTAACGAGTTTGCTAACAAGTATTTTCTTAGCGAGAATATTCACAAGCATCCTAAACTGCAATGGTTGATGTTGTGCAGTGCCTCATTGGGTGCTGGTAAACAATTTCATCCTTGGATCCCGCAGATCAAAGAAAGCGTTAGCAAGTTGAAAGACAAGGCTGTTGCTAAGGATATCAAGGAATATTACAAGAAGGTATATCCTAAAGCAGACGATGACACGTTGGATGAGTTTAGCAAGTACTATACTTTACAACAACATAAAAAAGTTTATCTAGCAGAAAAGTTCCCTTCACTTAAATTAGATGACATTGCTGTATTAGCAGAGTTTGTATCCGATGAAGATATCAAAAAGTATGAGCAAGAACACGGCAACTACTAAGCATCAATGTGAATTTTGCAACGGTGAATTCATACGTGAATCCACTTTGCTTAAGCATATCTGTGAAACCAAGCGCCGATACAATGACCGTGAAAAGATTGGTAACCGTATAGGTTTCAGTTCATGGGTGCAATTCTATAGCAAGCATTCACGCAAGCAAAAGAAAGATTACATGGACTTTGCCAAGAGCGCATATTACACAGCGTTTGTTAAGTTTGGAAACTATTGTGCTGAAGCGCACGTATTAAATCCTAGCAGGTATGTTGACTGGTTGTTGAAAGAACAAATCAGTATTGACACATGGAATCGTGACAGCAATTACACAAGATTTATTTTAGACTATCTAAAGTCAGAAGATCCACTAGATGCTATCGCACGTAGTATTGAGACTACTGTATCATTAGCAGAAACAGAAAAGATACAGACTAAAGATGTATTGCGTTATGGCAATCGTAATAGGATTTGTTTTGAGATTACTAAAGGCAAGATCAGTCCTTGGATGTTGTTTCAGAGTGATAGCGGATTATCATTACTTGAAGATTTAGACGGCACACAGCAAAAGATGATATTAGATTATATCAACCCTGAACAATGGGCTATCAAATTCAAGAGGTCTAAAAATATCATTCCTGAAGTTAAAGAGTTATTAAAAACAGCAGGGTATTGATATGATATTTCATTTTAAGACAGACGAAGAATTCAAATATAGCATACGTATCCCTTGGAAGATTGGTGATACTATTACCAATTGGGATGAAACTTGTGCTTGGGCGATAGAACATTTTGGTTTACCGGGTGAAAATTTTATCACGCATCCTACCGAAGAGTATATGGATTTCTTTTTCAAAGACAGAGATGATGCGATACATTTTAGTTTAGTATGGCAATAAGATGAAAGATATTAAAGATATTTTAGAGACAGGCGAAGGATATACTGTATTTGAAAACTTCATACCCGAGTCTCATATCATAGATTACAATAAAAAGTTGAAAGACTTGTATCCTGTACGTGCTAGCAGTAGCAAAAAAGTATATGCTGAACGTGATGATATCAAAAACTTGGAAGATATCAGCGTGTGGTGGAGTCAATCAGTAAGTGATATACATGAAGCGACATTCATACGAAAATATATAGATCAAATCATCAATGACCAATGGTCTAATTTAGCATTTTATGCTAGCGATACTGTGACCATCAATGCAGGAAGTACATGGGTAAATCCTCACGTTGACACACCGCATCGTTTTAAGAAATGGAACTATGATAAGAGACTGTTGGGCATACAATGCATCGTGTCATTAGAGGATACAGATAGCAATAATGGTTCGACAGGTCTTGTACCTTTTAGTCAAAAACGTGACTTTGATATAGACAAATGCTATGCAGGTAATTATGATCGTTGGTTCATGCAGAATGCAAAACAACACAATATGCCCAAAGGCAGTCTATTGATTTATAATTGCAGGGTTTTGCATAGCAGTATGCCCAATAACTCTACTGTTGATCGCCCAGCCCTCTTGTTCAATTACCTTGACCGTAGTATAATAGATGAAGTAAGTGATATTGATAACGTATGGGCAAGCAATGGTAAACGTCCCTAAAGACTTTAAAGACTATGATGATAATGATCCTAATATAGAACAACGAAAGAATCGTTGGAACTATTGGGAAGCATTGAAGAAAATTCGCAAAGAGTATATGGAACAGAACAAAGAGTTTGATGCATATGACTTTGAAGATTATCTTGTTGGCCAATATGGTATAAGAATGAACATTGTCAATGGCAACATAACAGATGGTTATGAGATTGTTGACGAAAAAAAGTACTTAATATTTTTATTGAAACATGGTTAAAATGCGGAATATTTAAATGGCAAATGATATAATGATCGACCTTGAAACGCTTGACACAACACCTTATTGTGTCATACTTACTATTGGCGTGGTTAGGTTCGACCCATATGGTGAAGGTGTAGCAGAGAAACTAACATTGCGCCCTACCATCGAAGACCAGACTGAACAATATAATCGTATCATCAATGACGATACCATTCGTTGGTGGGGTGAACAAAGCCCTGAAGCATTAGAATAAGCGATGGGTGATGACAATCGAATGAGTTTACGTGAGTGTATGGAAGTGTTATATCAGTTTGGATGGAACAGACGAGCAGTATGGAGTCATGGAGCACCATTTGACGTTGTTGCTTGCGAGACTGCTATGCGTCAGACATTGACAGACAGACCTAATCCTATTCCTTGGCCATTCTATACTGTTAGAGACACACGAACATTGTACGAGATTGCAGGTGTCAGTCTTAAAGATGGCGGACATGTCACTAGTCACCGAGCAGTAGATGATGCTGAACGTCAGGCTATTGTTGTGCAAAAAGCCTATAAGAAATTAGGCTTGGTCAAATGAAAATTGTAAAAATATTATTGTTATGTTTTTACTTGATATTTGTGATACCTACGATAGCAGTAATTATAGGTGGTTTATGTTACGGAATTGTAGTAGAATCTATCAAATCATATAAAAAATGAATACGTTATTTGATTTTGGTGAATCAATAAAACATTTAACATGCGTTAAGTGTGGTGAAACAAAACCGGAATATCTATTTCAAATTGACAATCAAAAGCGCAGTCTTACAAAACGAAGAAGTAATTGTAAGCAGTGTGGTAAAAAAGCAAGTAAAGAAGTATCAAAGATAAGCAAAACTGCCCCACCTAAACCTGCATCGTGTGAATTTTGCGGAAGAGTTGGTGTAAACCTTAGACTAGATCATTGTCATAAAAATGGTAAATTTAGAGCATGGCTTTGTAATAAGTGTAACACTGGATTTGCGCAATTAGGTGATGATGCCGATGCATTAGAACGTGCGGCTAAATTTCTAAGAGACCGTGAAGAATTAATAAAAAATGAAATTTAAAAGTGATATTGACATTGACTTGGGAGACAGAGATAAACTATTATCTCTGATTGACCACACACCTGCTAGCATACGTAAAACTGAAGTTAAGAAACACAATACAGGTATCTATGTCACAGATATACCTTATGACCCGATCAATGAGTTGTCAGCATTAGACTATGAGTTAGCAGAGGACAGAGGATATCTCAAACTTGATATATTGAACGTGCATGTGTACAACATGGTTCGTGACGAAAAGCATTTAACTGAATTATTAAATGAACCTGATTGGACTAAACTCAACGACCCTAAATTTGTCGAACAATTGATACATTTGGGAAATCACTATAACAGTTTACGCAAGATGCCAGAACCAGTAAATACTATACCCAGGTTGGCTATGTTCTTGGCAGTGATCAGACCTGCAAAGAGACACCTAATAGGTAAGAGTTGGAAAGAAGTCGCGGCTAGTGTTTGGGATAAGGTTGAGGGTGAGTATGCATTTAAGGCTGCACATGCGATTGCATATTC